TCTCCTTATACTTCTTCTAATCTTAAAATTGTTCTTGTATTTAAAAACTTTCTGTCTTTTTCTTTTTGATTTACTTGTGTTAATTCTTCTGTTTCTTCATAAACATCATCAACTCTGAATGTAAATGTTTTTCCATAAAAATCAATGTATACATATTCGTTTCCATATTGATTTCTTTCTACTTTTCCTAATTCCATAACTTCCTCTTTCTGCAAAAGTTGTGTTATCGTTTCTTAACTCTTGCAATTTTAGTTTACACTATTGTAAACACAAAGTCAACACTTTTTCAGAAAAAAATTATTACATTTTTGTAACATTTTCTAACGCACTAATACCAACATTTTTATCAGAATTTTATCAAAAATATTTCAAAAAATGGTACGAAAAGACACCAAATGGAACAAAATTTGCGATATAATATATAATGACAGAAAAGGAGAGAGAAATGAAAAGAGCAATACTAAGACAATTACGTAATGCAGTAGAAGAACAAAAGAAAGAAGAGGCTAAGGAAGAAAAGAAAGAACCTATTAAGGAAGTAAAGAGAAAGTCTGTTTTAAGAAGAAAGAAATAATATGCTAGTTGCTATTGATGATTTAAAAGATGTTAAAAAGTTAAAAGAAAACGACATAGTTTATGTATTTGATGATGAGCCATTAGATAAGTTGTTAAAGACAAAACTACATTGCATACATTACACACAAGTTAAAAAGGTAGATATAAACCTAACAAAATACGATATAAGATGCAAGAAGAAAGCTAACATCACAGATAAAGACTTATTTGAATTGCCACCTATTAAAGAAAACAAGTATGCAATAATTATCCCAAACTACAATAATGCACACGGAGAGTATAAAGGAAAGACATATTTAGAGAATTGTATAGAGAGCATATTAAATCAAACCTATAAGAATTTTGAAATAATATTTGTAGATGACAAAAGCACAGACAATAGTGTAGAGATAGTTAAAAAATACAAAGACAAGAGAATACATATAATAGAGAACAAAAGAAAAAGATATAATGGTGGTTCAAGAAACGTAGGTATAGATTATGCACTAGACAATATAGACTTTGATTATTTTGCGTTCCTAGATAGCGATGACTGGTGGAAACATAATCAAGTACTAGAAACCATCAATGAAGAGATAGGTGAAAGCGAGATGCTTTTACTAGGACTAGAATGTATAAACGAAGATGGAGTATTCTTAACAAAACTACACGAGTATGATAATTATGAAGACTTTTTCTTATCAGATAACAAGACTTGGTGCACAAGTTGGTCAAGGGTAATTAGAAAAGACAAGATAGTTTATTTCTGTGAAGATACAACTATGGAAGATAGAGTATGGTCATATAGACAAGCAGATAATGTAGACCTAAACAAAGTAGTAAATCTTAAAGAAGTAATGTATGTATGGAACAGATTAAATAGAAGTAATAGTGTATCTCTAACAAGAAATTATTATTGGGATGCAAGTGCTTGGTGTCACATAGGACATCAACTGCAACTAATCGGACAATTAAAACACAAAGAGATGATACCAGTACTAGAAAAAAGAGTAGAAGAATGTATAAGGAAATGTAATAATGGAACATACCAACAATATTAAAGTAGAAGTAATAAAACAATTTACATTGAATGATATAGATAAAGTTAATATTATTAAAAAGACATACAAGGACAACAACTTGTTTATTGAAAAAGATATTATAGAATGTGATGCAGAAATGGCAAAATATTTAAGTGGTGATAATTACAAAAAAGAAAACTTTATAAGAGTATTAGAGATTACACCATAGAAAGGAGATGATGCTTGTGCCTAACATAGAAAACCTAAAACCAATTAGAGAACTAAGCAAAGAAGAAGCAAAGAAACGTGGTAGTGCTGGTGGCATAGCATCTGGCAAGGCTAGAAGAGAAAAAAAGTGGTTTAGAGAAGCAATAGAGAAACAAATAGGAGAGAACATAGACAAAGCTATTGAAGCGGTATGGTTTAAAGCACAAAGAGGTGATGTACAAGCAGTACAATTCCTACGTGATACCATAGGTGAGAAACCATCAGATAAAGTAGAGAATACTAATGTAGATATATCTTATGAAGAATACTTGAAAAAAGTAGAGGATGAAGATGCCTATTAACACAAAGAAGTATATAGAGAACTTATTAAAGATTAAAGATAAGAATAGTAAGATAGTACCTTTTAAATTAAACGAGCCACAAACAAAACTATACAATACTATTAAGGAACTAAAGCAACAACACAAGCCAGTTAGAATTATTATATTAAAAGCAAGACAAATGGGGTTCTCAACATTAACTGAAGCAATACTATTTAAGGAAACAGCAACAAAGCATAATGTAACAAGTGGTATTATTGCACACGAGAGCAAAGCAACAAACAACCTATTTAATATGTCAAAGCTATATTATGATAATCTACCAGAGCCAATGAAACCACAACTACAAAATAGAAACGCACAAGAACTAATCTTTAATAACCCAACTAATACAGGACTAAACTCAAAGATTATATGTATGACAGCTGATAAAGATGCAGGTCGTTCAGGTACATATAACTTTTTGCATTTATCTGAATTTGCATTTTGGCAAGGAAACAAAGAAGAAGCATTTACATCACTTATGCAGACAGTACCTAACAATGAAAACTCTATTGTTATTATAGAAAGTACAGCAAATGGATATGAATACTTTAAAACACTATGGGACAAGGCTACAAACAAGGAAACAGACTTTGTACCAGTATTTGTAGGATGGAACGAGTTAACAGAGTATTCTATACCATATACAGGCTTTGAAAAGACAGAAGAAGAAATAACACTACAAAAGAATTACAATTTAACAGATGACCAATTAGAATGGCGTAGATGGTGCATCAGAAACAACTGTGCTGGAGATATAAAGAAGTTCAACCAAGAATATCCTATATGCCCAGAAGAAGCATTTATTTCAAGTGGTAATTGTGTATTCGATACCGAGATAATACATAATAGGTTAGGTGAATTAAAGAAACCACTTAAAGTAGGATGGTTCGAGTATGATTATGATGATACTCTACCAGCACTAGGAAAACTAACAGCACTTAACACACCATATCCAAAATACAAGATAAGCAATATAAGATGGCACGAAGATAAGAATGGATACATAAAGATATATGAAGTACCAGATAGTCCAGTTATAACTGATTATGCAATAGGTGGAGATACAGCAGGAAGCGGAAGTGATTATTTTGTAGCACACGTTATCAATGTAAAGACAATGAGCCAAGTAGCAACATTAAGACACCAAATGAATGCAGACCTATATGCTAAACAAGTATATTGCCTAGCAATGTATTACAAGAAAGCATTAGTAGGAATAGAAAGCAATTTTGATAGTTTTCCTATAAAGGAACTAGAGAGATTAGGATATAGACACCAATACATAAGAAAGAACGAGAACAAGATAAATGGTCGCTCTATGCAAGAATATGGCTTTAGAACTGATATGAGAACTAGACCAGAGATAATATCTAACTTGCAACAATTTGTTAGACAATACTCTAATCTAATCAATGATAGAGATACATTAGCAGAGATGCTAGAGTTTATATACAACAAAGATATGCGACCAGAAGCACAAGAGGGAAGTCACGATGACCTAGTTATGGCACTTGCAATTAGTTTAAAGATACGTGACCAAGCATACAGACCAAACCAAGCAATAGAAATGCAACAAGACCCATTCTATAAGAGTGATATGAATTATAGTAGTAAGGAGAAGATAATAGTAGTATGATAGAAACACTAATTTTATTATTATTGAATAACATATTTATGATAATAACTATTACAGCTATTTACAACCTAACAATAAGAAACAGAACACCAGTTAAGGTTGTAAAAGAGATAATAGAAAAGAGAGAAGAAAAGAGAATAGAGAAAGAAGAAAAAGCAATAGAAAGAGCAAACCTAGAGAACATAGACAACTACAATGGTTCAGCAGAGGGACAAAAACAAATTAAATAGGGGGAACAATGGAAGATATAGAAGAATTACGCAAGACCGATGAATGGGAACTATATGAAAAATCAGTACAATTTATGTCTAACTTCAATATGTATGATGATAGCAACAAGAATTATAGATTTTACAATGGTGACCAATGGTATGGGCTAAACGTTAAAGGTATTGAAAAAGTACAATTAAACTTTATCAAGCCTATTGTAGATTACAAAACAACAGTTATCAACCAAAACTTATGGGCAATAGTATACTCTAGTGAGAATTATGATAACGAAGAATTTAAACCAACAGCAGATGCACTATGTGAGTTATTAAACAAACGTTGCGACAAGATATGGGAACGTAGCAAGATGGACAACAAGATACGTTTAGAAACATTAGATAGTGCTATCAATGATGAGGGTATAAACTATACCTGGTGGAACAAGAA